CGGCACTCACATTCCCCGGAGCGCTTATATTATGCAATGCCGCCCGACTAAGACTAGTCGGAACTGCCAGATCCACCGGCATACCTATCTGGTACACCGGCTCGTCTAGCAGCTCTTAAACCCACAATCCGCAAGTAGCGGTCTAACACACCGGTTCTTTCCAAATGTTGTTCTAACGTTTCTCGTTCAATCATCTGATCTTCGGTTCTAACCAACCCGATGTATTGTCCTCCACTATATGCCGCTCTTACGCTAGTGACTCTCATTGGAGATCTACCATCATCTAGCTGTTTCCAAAAGTTGCCCAAAATCTTACCTGGTGGTAACAGTCGCATATCACGTTCATTAAGTCCGGCCTCATCTCCACGGTACCAGTTCCTGATGTAAGCTTCAGATCTCTCCTGCAATGGGTTATATTGGCGTATTAACTCCAATATAACGTCTCGCATATCCTGGTCCAAGCTATAACCATACAAAAACTGGTACGACATAAGGAGTTCTGGTAGTTCTTCGCCACCTGCATAAATAAGAGTATAAAGATGCTTCTCCCTATAGCAAGGCTCAACATGTGTTCTAAACATCTCATGCCCCGCAAAGAGGAAACGATACTCAACCTCCTTTATTATGCAACCGGTCTTTCCCAACTCTTCAATATACCTGTCCCACTCTTCTCTCTTCAGTTGGTGTATATCCTGAATGGTATCATCACCTAAAGCCATTGGCAAAGGGACTGGTGCTACGGATCGAATTACTGCCAAAAGATGTAACGCTACCTGAGCAATTGAGTTAAACCCAATTGTGCCCAGACAGCCACTCTTCTGTATTCCATAAACTCTTTGCTCCACTACATTACCACCTGCAGTTTTGTAAGTGGGGTAGAGAAAAAGAGCCATGAAACGATTCTTCAAAATACGTTCGTATTCTTCCATAACATCCGAGCCCCTAATCTTCCTGAATTTCATCAATCGTACCAATAGCTTTTCCAAAATTTTTACAATCCAACCTTGCATGGTCCAATCCCAAGCACTCTTATCAACAGCTGCTGGTTTAACAATTCTATCTAAAACCCATCTGTATCCACCCATTTGTGGTGTCCAGCCAGCCTTATTTGGTATCACTTCCCAATTCTTAACCATTTTGGCTAGGAATCTCCCATAGAGAATCTCATCAACAAGACGGTCAATTACACCCACTCCAGAAATAAGCCTGTACGCTCCCATATCAAGCTTACGCTTAGTATGAGGTTCTGGCTTAATGAAGAGGTATATTGGATCGGCCTCAATATCGCCACGCAATACATCAATCCGTTGTTTAACGGCTTCCTGCATCATCATAACTCTATCGGGCCGTACTCCAACACCGTCCCATCCGAAAAGTTCCCCATTGGTTGAAAATGAATCTCTATAAGGCCAACCAGGACTTGTTGTCCAATCCACAGTCTCAAGAACCATCTGTTCAAACTCATCGAAGAACATATTCAAGTCGCGCGGTTTATACCGGCAACTCGAATAAATGTCCTCCAATTGATTCAAAACAATATTAAATTCCCAAGATTCTATGGGTGTCATTGAGTCCCTGGCTTTTGCATGTTTGCGTGCATGATAACATAAACTCTTGGCTATATTTTCATCCGTACCATCAGGAATGTGAAGATCCAGATCTGTAGGCAAATTATTATGCTTTAGAGATTCCAAAGTAAATACATTCTTTACCTCTAATGTTCGCCTCCAGTCTGCTCCTCGCCATCCACGTAATGGGCACGCTCGTACGCTTGACGTCTCTTCTGCAAAGCGTCCAGTTGTTTCTGCAAATCCTCGCTCCAAGTAGTCGTCTTCGTCGGGCCACTCTTGCCTGTAGAGTTCTTTCGGTGAACATTTGAAGATTTGTCTGCAGTAGCAGATTTCTTCTGAGGATTCTCTCGATGCTGTTTCAATTGCTTGATTTCGTCCGCTAGCTCCTTCAGAAGTTGATTGTCGTCCTGCGCTCGTTTCCGGTAATTTTCGCTCTCCCGTTTCATCGCTTGGGCCATCGCTTCCATGGTCTGCTTGTTCTGCGCACTCATCTCCGCAAGTTGTTTCGCTAGCTGAGCTTGAGTGTTCTTCAACTCCTGGATCACTTTCTCGACATCGGGCGCCTGAGGCGCCCCATTCGAGTTTAAAGGAAGAGCATCTTGGTGCAAAGGAGGTGGTAATTCAAACCCTCTCTCCGCCAATTTCTTTCTTACCTCATCTGTTAATCCTTCCGGCTGTCTCCACTCTCCAAACTGTTCGTAATCGAGGTTGTTCAAGTCATCGCCGAAAATACGTTCCGCATCCTCATAGTCAACAGTAATGTATTTTCCATTAACTCTGACAATGTATTCATCGTAATTGATAGGATGTCTGGAAACTCGAATCTTTTTGGGATTCTTTTTCCAAACTTTCTCCAACCAATCAGCAGTGCCTTCTTTCTTGACGAGTACTGACTCAATATAAGCCATGTCCACGCCAAAATTAACAACCCCTCCACCCTGGTGTATACCATAAACAACGTCTCCAACATGATAGCCGGCTCCTGAAAAGCCAGCATGTGTCGATCCATTGTAGTAGCATACCCCAGGTGCTACGCTCGGTCCTTCATAGACGTAAAGTGTGCCGTAGGATTCTTTCTTTAATCCAGTTGCTGTTAAACAAACAGACATCGGTGATGTTCCAATATTTCCGGCTTTAGCTGATGTCATCTGCAACTCCGAAAATATTTTAGGATGAGGGGCAAAGCCAATTAAGTCTCCATGTAAGGAGACGACGGTTAAACGGTCAAGATCAATAGCTATTGTTCGGCCATTAATCTCTAAAACGACAATCGAATGTCCTGCCACCACATGTCTTGGGGTCAAGATGTAGTCTTTAAACCGTACAGCATGTCCTAGCAACATACCAGCTTCATTATAGATGTTAGCTTGCCAGGTCATGCCTTTACGCACAGTTGAAACAATTGGACTGTTCGCAACTGCGCTCTCACACAGCTTTTGAAAACTGCCTCCCGCTCTCAACAACAAATCCAAAGCTACTTTGTTATCGTAGCTCTCGTCCACCACAAATAGACCTTTTCCCAGATCGTAATGCTTTGGGGCACGCCAAGCTTTTATTAAGGCGTAAATTAAACCGCTAAAAAACAGTACCCAAAGAACCACGGTCAAACCCAATAGAACAGCCCCTTCCAAGGAGATGTTCCAAGCGCTCCAAATAAGTTTATCTGTATGTGATTCCATTTTGCAAAAACTCTGCTCACCCAAGGGATGATCGCAAAGTCAAAGACAAAGTGTTTTATCGCAAGTAAACAAGAAAACAAGAAAAGATCAAAACGCTTTCTATGCCAATATCGG